CTACGAACATTGATTCTATCAAATGCAGATGGTTTAGATTGTGCTGTTTTATCTCCATAAAGAAGTGTTCCTTCTCCCGGGAATGTTACGATAGGGTTAATACGCTTTTTGTACAACTCATCTCTTTGAAAATGTTTAGGGTTAAACGCTAGTTTAGTTACCCCAAATAGTTGTCCACGATTAAATCCTGCTGGTGACCACCATGGATCAGCAACATCATCTGTTTTAGCACATAAACCTGCTACTGCACCTGATGCCGAAATCCAACGATATAAATCAGAATACTTATCATACACATATAAAGCAGTTGAATCAATAACACCATAAGAAGAAGAAGTTAATTTATCAGCCCATTCAATAACATCTGTAGTAGCATTAGGGTTTTGTTTAGTGGCCGCTAATGGAGGTGATACAAATGCTACACAATCTTTTCTTGTTGTTGCTAATGCAATTAATTGATTTGCTAATCCGTGTGATGCACCAACATAGTCTGATGTCCCTTGGATTATTAAACTAACATCAACTGTTTCTGTATCTGCAAAGAATCCAAATCCAGTTGTAAGATCACCAATATCTAATGATTTTGTTGGTGTCATCCATGTACCAGAAGTATCCGCTGCAACCGATGTACCTACAGTCCCACCTACAAACACCTCATTAAATTGTAGTGCAGTCTTAGAAGTATCAACTGATCTAATATAATTAGATTGTGAATTAATAACTTCTACAAAATAGTTATTAGATCCATCAGCACCTAGAGAAGTTTCACTTGTAGATAGTAATGCATACTTTTCTAAAACACCATTTTCTATACCAAACATACCCTTAACATCTACTACTGCAATGTTAACCTCAAAGTCACCATTTGTATCAGCAGGATCTGGATCTATATCAAATTGATCAATTATTGCCATATTAAATGATGCTGTTTCATATAATGCTTTGGCCGCTTTATACGCAGCTTTGGCCGCTGTAATTGTGGCTGTAACACCACCATTATATGCAAGATTTAGTGCATCTGCCGCATTTGCAAAGGTTGTTTCAGCTGTATTTTCTTGTTCTTGGTATGTTTCTCTATCACTAGCTTGAACAACAAATACTTCCATTCCATTAGCAATTGCACCAGGAAATTTAGCTGCCCACGACCCAATAAGATCAGACCATACTCCAGCCTCAAAAGCTGCATCATTAGGAATAGTTTCATGACTAACACCAGAACTTGCATTTTTAGCAGGTCCAGCTAATATCTGATCCTCAGAAGTAATGTTTTCGCCATAAATGTCTTTTCTAATATCTTCAGTTGCCCATGCATCAATCTCTGTTTGAGTAAAAGTAGCATCAACAGAGGCATCTGCTCGGATTACTCTTAATGATCTACCATACTTCAAAAATGAAGCTGCTGGCATAAACGCTTGATATGTATCGTTGTTGGGTTTCCCAAATCGGGAAACTAATTCTTTTTCTGACCCTACAGTTATAATATCACCAACCGGCCCCCACTGAAATGCTCCAGCGATTGCTCCAATTGATGTTGATACTGCAGGGATTACGTTTGTTAAATCTATTTCTTTTACCTGTACTCCAGGTGAAACTTGAAATCCCATTCTATTATCCTCAATAAATTAATTTATATGAATTCATTATACGTTTAGTACTCAATTATTATTATTTATAATATTCATGATTTCTATAACAAATTCCAATCTGTTGATCTCTCGTTCTGTCCATCATCAATAAACCCAAATGGAATCATATCTCGGTCTATCTCTGCTTGTTGTTCATCATATATTAACGACTTGATGTTTATATCATATATCTCATTGAATATACCTAGTTGTACAAAGTACCCAAACATTACTAGATTCATTACTAAATCATCATGATGTGCTTTACCAGCTTCATATGAGGATCCCTTTGCTATGAAAGTAGTCAGCTCATGTATAGTATTAGAATCATATATAGTTAACTTACCTTCTTCTATAATATCCTTTATATTAGAACAACCTATACGTTTAACTTTATGTGTCATTGTAATACCTACATCTTTCGATTTAACAAAAGATTCTACATAGGTATTCTCATACTCTAATTCATAATATAACTCATTACCTACAACAGATCCTTGATCATTCGACTCTATAACTACATAACAATTATTATATACTTTAGCATACTTATGTATGACATCAGGGAATAATAACGGTGATATAGTATTTACTTGATATACCGCAACTTGCTCAAATACATCACCTGATACATCTATTATATTAAATGTAGAGTAATCTCTACCTCTTCCTTTAGCTACATCAACAAACATTATATATTGATGTTTCTGAACTGTCTCTTTATATATACGAACCCCATTATCGAGTCTATGAATAGGTTCTATTGCTCTTAATTGAAGTAGAGTGTCAGCTGTTATTAATGTATTACCTACACCAATAAATCTATTGCCAAATTCCTGTTCGAATTGTAGTTCTGACGTATTGGCGATCGTCTCTTTTTTCCATTCTTCATCTCTTCCCGGTACATCGTACCAGTCAACTCGAAATGGTTTATACGAGTTAGTACCTGTAGTTGCGCCTTCCCATAGTTTGTGATATACATTACCTAACCCATTCGCTGTTGATGTAATAATAACTCTTGTTGTCTTACCTGATGATATTACTGGATATGTTGATGTATAGAACTCACCATCATTCTCTACAAAGGCAAACTCATCAAGGAATAATAATGATATAGACATACCACGAATAGAAGAACCTGATGTAGCTGCAGCAATAATACGAGAATTATTAGAAAACTCTATTGATCCTTTATTAAGTACTTTACAACCTGCTTGAAGAAAGAAAGGTAAGTTCTCTAATGCTAATGTTACTCTTGATAACATCTCACGTGCTGTAGCACCTTTGTTTGCAAGAATAGCAATAGTCTTATCAGGATGGAATAATGCATACCATAAAAGATATACAACAGATGATATTGATTTACCTGATTGGCGACAGGCTAATACTATAGAAAACCTATTATCTTCAAAATGCTGGAACATCTTTTCTTGATAAGGGTATAAGTCAAAGGGTGTTAGACCTAAGTCTAAATGAACAATCTTAATATAATTACGAGCAAAGTAAGCTGCATCATCCACACATTTAGAGTACTCTTCTACTTCATTAAGTGACCATTGATGTGATATACCATCTTTCTTTACATTGACATTACCTAGGTAACCGGCTTGTCCGTTAATAAGTTCCATTTAAATTAACCTCAACTGTTTCACCACCCATACGGGAATTAGCAACTGATGCTAACTCATAGTCTTCCATTACACCTTCAACAATCATTTCAATAGCTCTAGTATTATCTGATTCAATTGTTTCTGATCTACATTGATACCATCGTTTTAACTCATTTAGTATAGACTTCTCTAATCTTAATGTTTCTTTTTTGTTTAGATCAAGTTCATATGTTTTATGGTATGATAGTAGTGGATCAGATGTTCTATACGCTTTCATTCTCTGAGTTAGATCTTTAGTTATACCAACTTTAATCAGATTAGACTTTATCTTTATAATATAATAAAACATCTTGACATTACCTTATAAGTGTGTTATAATATAACTTAGTTATGCAGCCCCAGGGAATATAGTACTATTCCTTCTCATGTTCAATAACATCTTCTTTCTTATCTGCTAGTAGTTTCTGTAGATCAGTAGCAGAACCAATAAAGACATTGTTATTAGTAATAGCTTCATTGGGTTTGTTTACTGCATCAATCTTCTTCTTTTCTTTCTGTAGATTCATTAATGATTCAACTACTTCTGCATTAGTTTTGATCATATTAGAAAGGACTTCAAAGGCACGTGGGTGTTCAGATTCACGTGCCAGATCCATCATCAACTCAATACCTTCCGATTGTTTATCAGAAAGATTATAGAGTGATGATCTTATATATTCATAATCCTTATCAATATCCTTTTTCATTACTAGTGCTCTACAAAATAATCAATTGTTTGTACTATAGTATGTGTATCTTCTTTATTGGCAGTAGCAGGATCAACATCTACATTAATAGTTTCTAATAATATTTGTGGTGTTACAGTAGTATCTGTTATATTAGCATCTACGTGCTTAATAACACCCGCTTCATGTACAGCTTGATAAAATCTTAATTTAGTAGTAAAGTCTAATGTATAGATAATAGATCTTCGTGACTCAAAATCACCTTCATAATCCTCAGATATATCTACTGATTGAAGAACAAACGGGATATCTGTCTTACGATCTATATTATTATTCTCTATAATAGTAACAGTATAATCGGGTTGAAATAACGGTAATATCTGCTCAACAATCTGTAAACCTTCATCCATATTCTTTGCCAATATAGAGAGTTGGAATCCTACATTATACGGAGCATATGTTCTAAGATACTGTCGTTTATATGAATCAGTAGGATGAGCATAGGTATCTTTAATCTGCTTATTAAGTTTAGCTGTAGAATCATAATCCATAGATGTTATTTCAAAGGCCATCCTTGGTAATTTTAAAGCTATTGATGAAGATAGATTAGGCTCTTCCTTTAGACGAGCTATAAACTTTTGTTTAGGTCCGTAAGAGAGTGGTACTTTATTTGTTTCTAATATATTAC